TTTTACCGGCAAGTATGATTACTGGCTGCCATCACTCGATATCCGCGTGGATTTGAACGAACGCATGGTCGTGCGCAGCAGTTACAGCCACAGTATTGGCCGTCCCGGATGGCGGGAAATCCAGGGTGGATTGTCGGTCGGCACCGGCGTGCGTGTGCAGGGCGGATTCGGCAATCTGGGCAATCCGGGGCTGTTGCCGCTGGAATCAAAAAACTTCGATCTGTCCTTTGAATGGTATTACGCGGAAGGTAGTTATGCTTCGCTTGGATATTTCCGCAAGGACATCAAAAACTTCATCAGCAACACCATCTTCCGCGATACTCCGTTCTCCAATGTGCATACCCCGGTTGGCGGCACTTATTGGAACAATGCCATTGCCGCAGGCTGTACCACCTCTGACCTGCCGTGTATCCGCGAGTATATTTTCCTCAATCATGGAAATGATCCTGGCGTTGATTATCGCGGGCAGTCCTCGTCCGGACGCCAGGAAGGTACGATTACCGGACAACCCGGCGATCCTCTGGCCGAATTTCAAATCACCACTCCGGCCAATCAGCGCTCTGACAATCTCGATGGTTGGGAACTGAGCGTGCAGCATATGTTCGGGCGTAGCGGATTCGGGATTTTTGCCAATTACACCAAGGTCGATTCCGGGCTGAAATTTGACAATTACAGTCTGGGCGAACAGTATCCGATGGTTGGTTTGAGTGATTCGGCCAATCTGGTGCTGTTTTATGACAAAGACGCCTGGCAGGTGCGCGTGGCCTATAACTGGCGCGATGATTTTCTCTCCGGCGAATTTGAAGATATTTTCTGGCCGGTCTATCCGAACAAAAAGGCGCGAGCCAGAGCCAAAACAGCTTTCATCACAGCGCGGAAAAAAGCCGGACTAGCGGAGATTATGGACGGTTTGCGCCGCTATATCAACACGAAACCGGCAGCGCGTGAATGGATGTATCCAACAACATTTTTGAACGGCGAATGCTGGGCAGATGAACCTGACCCGATCATTCCAACAATGGAGAAGCGCAATGAACAAAATAATCGACATTCAGGCCAAAACTTGCGTGCATCACGGCAAAAATCAATCACTCAAGCCCTTTATGATTTTGATGAAAGACTGGATTCCTACAAATCTGGAACAGAGGATAGCGGAGAGATTCCCGATAAAGTTTCGGGCGGGGTGCGGGTTGACTGTTACGGAGAGGGATACTTTAACGGAAAATATCCGGCAATTGTCGCACTATCTGGCTTTGGCTGCGAGTAAAGAGCAGACTACGCAAATTTTGGCTAAATTGTTCAATTCAATGAAAATATCAACTGTAAGCAATGATGTTGATATTATGGTTGCTTGCTACAAAATGGTTTTGGAGGGGTTTTCATATGCCGTTTTACGCCAAGCCGCGGATGATATTTTACACGGAAAAGCGAACGGTATTTCAGCAACATTCATGCCATCAACGGCCGAATTGCGCCTTTACTGTGAAAAGGTGGAGGGGATAGCAAAAGCAAGGATTTCTTACGCGCAAAGTCTGCTTGACGCGCCTGAAGAGCTAGGCAGGGCAAAGCGTGTTGATCTTGATAAAACGAAAGCATTGATAAGCACAATCAGCAATGCCCCTGCCAGCCAGACACGACATTGAAGCGGACGGCGTGAATAATAATTTGCAAAAAGTGCAATAGTTGGGAATGATGAGTGACAAAAAATCTTGTATATTTGCGACAATCTCCCTCCCTGCTGTTTGCGGTTGCAGCTTGATTGTTGTATGTTCGTGTTGTTTTATTCTGTCGCAAAAATTTATTTGAAAGGCTGTAAAGTGGCTGCAACTAAAGCATTATCAAAAGCGGGTAAACTGGCGTTAAAACGGCAAATACGGGCGGGTGGTGCATCGAGGCGTGGGCGGCCAAGGATTGAGGGTGTGGCACGTGAGGCCAATGGACGGATAAGCAGGGCAGTAAACCCGCCTGAGCCAGCCGATAAGCTAGCCTTAGAGGTGAGGGCGTGGAAAACGGGCGTATCAGTAGAGGAGGCACGCGATCCGCGCTTGGCGACGTATATTGGGCGTTTGGCAAGGCTGGGGGCACAGGACGGCTTAAGCGCAAGGCAATATGAGGCGGCGTTGATTTTTCTGGAAGTGCTCAATGACTATCGCAAGGCAATAGTTTCACCGGCCGCGATTTGGGGTGACATTGCTTTAACCGGTGAAGAAGCGGGATTGACGATTGAAGAGGCAACAAGCCGCGCTAAAGCGCGTTATCAGGGCGCAATCGCCGCCGTTCAAGAAGCGCAGGCACAAAACCCGCATGACAATCTTTATGCGGCTTTGCAATATCTGGTGATTGAGGATAGAGAACTCCCCGCTATGGTCGGGACATTGCGGCTATTGCTGAATGCGCTGGCAAAATATTTGCTTTGAAAAAGCCTGAAAATGCGATTGGAATCCGGGTTATGTCGCATTTTCTGGCGTATCTTCCTCAATGGATGGTGCGACGGTGTACCCCATTGGCTTCAAACCATAAGAGAGCGCGGCACAGGCTAAATCAATGTAAAGCGGTGTGCCCTCACGGCGATAGCGGGTTATCGTATTGCGGCTGATACCGGTGGCTTGCGAAAATTCAACGCCGTTGATGTCCATCCGCTCCATCCAGTCACAAAAAGACTTTGCATCCATGGGAAAAATCCTTTAATATAAGAGAGGAAGGCGAGGGAATCTTGCGACTCCCTGCCCTTCCTTTTATTTTAAGGCAATGATGAGAGTGGCGAAACTAATCATCACTACCAAAAAATCAAGGAAAAGGCTGATGATTTGATAATCAGTCATTGGCCTTTCCTCTCTTAGGTCGTACCAGAAAAGAAACATTCTTCTCTTTCAGTACATTTCACGTATGCCTTATTGTGCGATATAAGTCAATAAAAAATCGCATTTTTACGCAAAAATTTTGTATTTTTTCTTTTTATTTTTCTATCAGTGGATTTTTTTATTGACAGGCGCATGTCATAAATGAATTAATGACGGGTATGAGAGTCGAGAAATTGCGCCTCGGGGTTGATTTACGGGGCGCGAGACAAGATTTTCTCCTTTTTTGTTGTTGGTTAGTTGTTAGTGTTGGGTGTTAATTTAAGCCGTTGGTTTTGCCAGCGGCTTTTTTGTTGTTTGGTGTGCGGTGCTGGAAATGGTCAAAAAATCAGCGGGAAAATGTTCAAGCGCGAAAAGGAATGCGCGTGGGCGGCCAAGCGGCTATAAGCCAGAATACGGGGATGAAATTATTGCGCTGATGGAGCGTGGTTTTTCATTGACGGCCAGTGCGGCCAAAGTGGGATTTAGCAAACAGACGATTTATAGCTGGATGGAACAATTCCCTGAATTTCTTGACGCTATGCAACAGGCGCGCGGGTTGCGGCAGTTTTTTCTGGAAGATAAATTGCTTTCAACCAAAAACGGCGCGGAGGTAAACGCGGCCAAATGGGCTTTGGCCTGTGCCTGCCCGGATGATTGGCGCGAGAGGAAAGAGATTGATGTGACGGTTAACGGTTCGATGGCGGATAGGCTAGAGGCGGCAAAAGCGGCCTTGTTGAGCGAAGACGAAAACGGCGCTGGCTGGGCTGGATGATGAATAAAGTGCAGGCGCAAGCAAGTAATAAGGCGGGCAGCATTGAGGATGAGATTATTAAACTGGCGGCGGCGTGTGCGTATAATCCTCATAAATGGGTGCGGGTTGCTTTTGAATGGGGCAAAGGCGAATTGGCCGGTGCTAACGGGGTGCGGGATTGGCAGGGCGAGTTATTTAAGGTGATTGGTGCTCATCTGCAAAATGCGGCGACGCGGTTTAAACCGTTGCAAATTGCGGTGTCATCGGGACACGGTATTGGTAAGTCGGCTTTTATGGGGATGTTGGCGAATTGGGCGTTATCCTGCCATGCGCAAGCGCGGATTGTGACGACAGCCAATACGCAAGGCCAGCTTGTGACAAAAACTGCGCCGGAAATTGGCAAGTGGGCGCGGCTTTCACTGACTGCTGATTGGTTTGATGTGCAGGCGCAATCAATCAGGGTGCGGGACAAGAATTTAGCGCATGAATGGCGGCAGGATTTTATCCCGTGGAGCGAGCACAATACGGAGGCATTCGCCGGACTGCACAATAAGGGGCGGTTAATTTTGCTGCAATTTGACGAAGCGTCAAAAATTGCCGACAAAGTTTGGGAAGTGGCCGAGGGGGCATTGACTGACGAGGAGACGATTATAATCTGGGTGGTGTTTGGCAACCCAACAAGGAATAGCGGCCGGTTTAGGGAATGTTTTAGGCGGTTTCGTCATCGCTGGATAGTGCGCCAGATTGATAGTCGCGAGGTTGAGGGGACGAATAAGGCGAAGATTGACGAATGGCAGCGTGACCATGGTGAGGATAGTGATTTTTTCAAGGTGCGGGTGCGGGGGGAATTTCCTAACCAATCGGCGCTGCAATTTATATCGGGCGAAGATGTAGAAAAGGCGGCGCGGGTGCATTTGCGCCCTGAACAATATCAGTTTGCACCGGTGATATTGGGGGTTGACCCAGCATGGACGGGGGATGATAGCTTAGAGATTATGCTGCGACAGGGGCTTTATTCAAAATCTCTGGTGTCGTTGGCAAGGAATGACAATGATGTTGAAGTTGCCGGGTTGATTGCGCGGCTGGAAGATGAACACAAAGCGGCGGCCGTGTTCGTTGATGCCGGATATGGCACAGGGATAGTTTCAGCGGGTAAGGCTATGGGGCGCAGTTGGCGGTTGGTGTGGTTTGGCGGCAGGCCGTTGGATAGCGGCTATGCCAACAAGCGGGCGGAAATTTGGGGTTTGGGCAAAACGTGGCTGAAACAAGGCGGGGCGATTGATGGACGTGACCGGCAATTGATGGAAGATTTAACCGGCGTTGAGGCGGCGGCGCGGCTTGATGGCAAGATTTTACTGGAAAGCAAGGATGATATGAAGAAGCGCGGGCTGCCCTCACCCAATAGGGCGGACGCGCTGATGTTGACTTTTGCTGAACCGGTAATGATGGCAAGCCCGTATGGTGGCAACGGCCGGATAGAGGTTGAGTACGATCCTTATGCCGCGTTGTAAATTTTTATAAAAAGAGAAAGGAAATTTAAAATGTGTATGATGAAAGCACCAAAAGTGCCCCCGCCGCCACCGATTGCGCCGCCGCGCTCTGTTGCAAGAGAGCCTGATGGTGGGCGCGACGCTATCCGCAAGAATTACAAGGACAGATATAGATCTGGGACGAATACAGTTCTGACCTCCGGCATGGGCGTGTTAGAAAATGCGCAGACGCAATTGAAGACTTTGCTGGGACAATGATATGAGTGAGGCGCGCACAGGCGAAAGCCAAATTGCTTATCACCGGCGGCGGCTCGAGGAATTGAAGGCTTTGCGCCAGCCTTGGGAAACAATCTGGCAAGAGTTGGCGGATTATATCGAGCCAACAAGGTTGCGGCTGCACGGGCAAAAAGAGGGGGTGCGGCTGCGTGCCAAAATTATTGATTCAACCGGCACAATTGCTTTGAGGACGCTGGCGGCTGGCATGCACTCTGGCATTACCTCACCGGCGCGGCCGTGGTTTCGGCTCACTGTTGCGGACAATGAATTGCGAGAATATGCGCCGGTCAAGCTCTATTTAGAACAGGTTGAGGTGTTGATGCGCGATTTGTTTCAAGCGTCAAATCTCTATCCGTGTTTTCATTTGGGCTATAGTGATTTGGGGCTTTTCGGGCAGGCTTGCGGGTTGCTGGTTGAGGATGAGAAGAATGTTATCAGGATGCAGCAATTACTGCATGGTACGTTTTGGCTGGCGCGTGATGTGCGCGGCGTGGCAACGGTTTTATACCGGCAATTTTCGTGGAATGTCGCGCGGATTGTTGAGCGGTTTGGGCTAGATAATGTCTCTGACAGGGTGCGCGGGGTGTATGACAGGGGCGATTATGATACGGTTTTTGATATATGCCATGCGATAGAGCCACGGCGCGAACGTGACGGGCGCAGGCCAGACAAGAAGCATAAAAAATTCTTGTCGAATTATTGGGAGGCGCAAGGCACAAGCGGGCAATTGTTGGAGGAAAGCGGCTTTGATGAAAATCCGATTATTGCGCCCGCTTGGGAATTGGCGGGGGATGATCATTATTCTACTTCACCGTCGCAGGTGGCGCTTGCTGATGTCAAGATGCTACAGCATGAACAAAAGCGCAAATTAGAGGGAATTGACAAGCTGGTGCGCCCGCCAATGATTGCGCCTGCATCGATGATGAATAGTAAAGGCTCACTGTTGCCCGGCGGGATAACTTATGTTGATGATGTGACGGGCAAAGCATTTAGGCCAGCTATGGAAGTCAATTTACGGTTGAATGAATTGGCAGCGGACATTCAAAGCGTGCAACAAAGGATTGAGCGGGCATTATTTGCTGATTTGTTTTTGATGCTGGAAAACATGGAGGGTGTGCAGCCGCGCACCACATTTGAGATTGCTGAACGCAAGGAAGAAAAGCTGCTGGCGCTCGGCCCGGTGCTAGAAAATGTCTATGGCGGGCAGTTAGACCCGATAATTGAGCGTGTCTATGGGATATTGGCGCGGCGGGGACTTTTGCCGCCTGCGCCTGATGAGGTGCAAGGCCAGGAACTTGATGTTGAATATGTATCGATGTTGGCGCAGGCGCAAAAAGCCGTCTCAACGGGGGCGATTGAGCGGGTGGCGGGTTTTGTGGGCTCGTTTGCCGCATCGATGCCGCAAGCATTGGACAAATTCAATGTTGATAGTGCGATTGATAAATATGTTGAGTTGCTGGGTGCGCCTGCCTCTATCCTGGTGGGAGCGCAAGAGGTGGAACAATTGCGTGCATCGCGGGCTGAACAAATGGCGCGAGCTGAACAAATGCAACAAATGGCGCAGGCTGTACCGGCGGTTAAGCAGACGGCGGAGGCGGCAAGCGTGATGGCGGATGTGGCGGATAGTCCGAGCGGGGCGGATTTATTGTCGCAGATAGGGTTGGGGTAACATCAAGAGGCGTGGAGGGGCGAAGCCCCGACAGGGAATGCAAGAAACATGGCGGTGAGGGCTGGAAGCCCGAACGGGGAATGAGATAAGAAAATGATGGAAGAGCAAAATGAACTTATGCAACGCGCGTTGCATGAGGCGATTGAGCGTGTGTGCAAGACGGATGAGGGGCGGCAATGTTTCTTTTGGATTATGTCCCTATGCGGGCTTTATGAGGATGGCTTTAGCGGGGATAACAATCTGACCAATTACCGGCTGGGGCGGCAATCAATCGCCAAACAGATTATTGCGACGATGAATGCGATTGACGGAGAATTTTACCCGCGTTTTTTATTGGAATGCGCAATGTTGAGAGACAAAAACAAGCAAGCAGAAAGAGCAGAAAGGTTTAATGATGAGTGAAGAAAGAAATATGAGTGATCCACAGGCGGACGTTGAGGCGGCGGGTGCTGCGGCGGCAGGTGGGGTTGAGCAAAATGCAAGCAATGTTTTATTCCCCGATGGTGGGGCGGGGCAAGCGGGGCAAGACGCGCAAACTTCTCAAGCTGCGCCAAATGCCACGCCAAAAGTGGAAGAAAATAAGGCTGATGGCGACAAGTCGGACGGGGATAAGCCGCCGGAAGATGGCAAATATGATTTGAAAATGCCCGACGGGATAGAGCTTGACGGGGAGATGGCGAAAGCCCTGGCACCTGATTTTAAAGAGCTGGGCTTGAGCAATGCGCAAGCACAAAAGCTGGTTGACAAATATATTGAGGTGCAGCGGACGAAGTTTCAATCCCAAAATGAACAATGGGGCGAAACCGTATCGGGCTGGGTGACGCAAGCCAAAGAGGATAAGGAAATTGGCGGCGACAGGTGGGATGATACAGTAACGGCGGGACGGCTGGCGGTTGAGAAATTTGGCACGCCCGCTTTGCGCGAATATTTGAATGCTTCAGGCGGCGGCAACCACCCAGAAGTCATCCGCTTTATGGCGAAAGTGGGTGGGTTGCTGAAAGACGACAATCCGGCCTCTGGTGGTGGTGCGGGGGCAGTCAAAGCACCGGAAGCGGCGCATATTCTTTTTTCCAATGATGTAAAACAGTAATTTAAATTGAAAGGTTAAAAATCATGGCAACAATTGGACATTACTACCCCGGCTTAATTGACGCTTATAAAGGCGGACAAGGAGACGAACGGGTAGCCGCGCAGGTGATAGAGATTTTATCACAGCAAAATCCCATTCTTGATGATGCGATAGCGGTTGAATGCAATATGGGGACAAGCCATCGTCATATGATTAGGACGGGTTTACCCGATGTGTCATGGGGCGCGCTCTATCAAGGCGTGGCGCAATCTAAGGCAACAATGCAGCAAGTCGACGATACGACGGGCTTTTTGGAGGCACGTTCAGAAGTTGATACAAGACTGCTGAAATTGGCTGCTGATGCAGCGCGGGCACGGTTGACGGAAAGTGCGCCTTTCTTGGAGGCAATGAACCAAGAAATGGCGCGGGGTCTGTTTTACCATGACACCGCGACAACGCCGGAAAAGTTTAAGGGTTTGGCGGCGCGTTATAACTGGTATTATTCAGGGCCACGCTCGGGCGCACCGCTCAATAGCGCGTCTCAAGTGATTGATGGCGGCGGCACGGGCAACGACATTCTCTACGGCCA